GTACTTGACAAGATCAGCATCTGGGAAGCTTCGCCGGTTACACGTGCGGCAAACCCTAAAGCCGTGATTACTGAAGCGAAGGCAGAGGAACCGCAGGGCGAGGAAGTCAAGGAAGAGAACGAAGCTATTTCTAATTCAATGGATACAATGGAAAACGAGGAAATCAAATCAATGCACGAAAGCATTGAGGGCGCAGTCAATCAGATTGACGGCGTAAAAGGCGAAATGCTCGCAGCTAAGGAGGAACTCAATGCAGTAAAGGCAGACATTGACGCCCTCGACAACAGCATCAGGGAGCTTAACAAGAAGTTCAACGAAAAATCAAATTCTAAGAAAATGGAAAATCTAAAGACAGCGCTCCACGATGTAATGGAGCAGAAGCGCGACGCTATCAACGCAATGGTTGAGAAGAAGGACGGACGCGTTAGAATGGAGTTCAAGGTATCTACACCTTCAGACAATGCAGCTGTAGGCGCTCAGGTTATCCCAGGCGTTGCAAGCGCTCCTACACTCCCATTCGCTTTCCAGGCTACAATGTCAAAGGGAAGCTACGCCGGTAATACAATTGCTTGGCTTGAGGGTACAGTATCAACAGACAACACCGGCTACGTTGACGAGCTTTCAGCTGCTACAGCTTCAGCTCTCACAGTAGCAGAGAAGACAAGAAAGTACGCAAAGATTGCGTCAGCAATCCAGATCTCTTCAGAGGTTGCAAACATCTTCGGCGAGGTTTACAACTGGGCTATTTCAGAGGGTGCGCTTAAGATCCAGAAGAAGGCAGAGCAGGAAATCTACAACGGTAACGGCCACAACACAAACTACCCTAAGCACGTTTACGGCCTTGTAGGTCAGTCAACAGCTTTCAGCGGTCTTGCTACATACTCAAACGCAACAATTGCAGACGTTATTCTTGACGCTGTAGCACAGGTTGCAAAAGAGGGTTATATGGCTGACACTTGCGTACTCTCATACGCTGAGCTCGCAGCGCTCCGCGGTGTGAAGGACTCTACAGGTAACTACGTATACAACCAGGTAACAGGCATGCTCGGACAGGTTAAGGTAATTCCTTCTGCATACGTTGGAAACGCTGTTATCTTCGTATATGATTCTTCATGTACAAAGATTTTCGACAACGGCGAATACGAGCTCGAAATCGAGAGACTCGCAAACCTTGACGGCTGGGGCGCTTACCTTCGCAAGCACGTGCAGCTCATCGTAGAGACTGCAAAGCAGAAGGGCGTTATCTACGTTGCTAACTCAGCAACTGCAATTTCAGCTATTACAGCTTCTTAGTCATGGCTTCCAAGTCTGTAAAGAAAACAGTCAAACCCGCAGAGGTTGGGGACGTTCGCGAGCTTCGCGTTCTAGTCCCTGACTTCTACGGACTTAAAAAGGGCGAAATCCGCAAGTTTACCATAAACGAGTATCTACTTAACGAGATTGCGGAGAAACGCGTTGAAATCGTCTAAAAAAGGGCATTAAATGGCTATCAGAGTTTTAACAAAGAATCCCGTGCCAAAGGATTTGCTTGTAAAGTTCAAGCAATACGCAAATATTGCTGATTCGTCGCGCGATGCGGTTCTAATTGCAATACTTAACGACGCTATCGACCGCGTGCACAGGGTTTGTGATATTCCCGTACTCCCTGAGACTCTCGAAAGAGTGGCGGACGGAAGGAGAAGGCGCGAAGTGAGCCTTTACAGGTGGAACACCGGCGCAAGGGTTGAAAGCGTTACGACTCTAGACGGCGCCCCTTTGGCATACGAGAGAACAGCGCAGGGCATCCGCACGGAGACGCTCGAAGCTGTCAAGGTCGTATATACTACCTGTCCGGAGCCCGTGGGCGAAATGACCGTACTACAATACGCTTTAGGCGTAGAGGAAGGCCGCACCCCTTCGGAGCTTTGCGACATTCTCAATGCCCAGATGCGAAACTTATAATACCGGTGTACCATGTTGAGAAGTGCGAAGGGTTCAAGGCGTTACAATACGCCCGTAGTGCTCGCTTTCGAGTCCGTAACCGTAGGCGACTACGGAGACAGGGCAACGGGTACAATTACGGACGTTCTGAAGGTGTACGCGAGTGTCGAGAGAATGAGCGCGACCCGCTCAATGGAGACATACCAGAGCGCCGACGTTATAGGCGTGGATATAGAGTTCCGGACGGTTCCGGGAATCCGTTTTAACGTCATCAAGTGGGACGGGCATATACTGAGGTTCGCGGATCCTGAGACACGACAGCGCGAAGGCGTAACACGTGTTAACGGCTGGTATCAGATAGACAACCCGACGGCATGAGCAACGGAAATATAGAAATAGAGAATTTGCCGGCGCTTATAGAGTCGCTTTCGAAGGTTAGCGGAACCATTCAGGAGCAAGTCTTCCAGGGAATGCAGAAAACGGGCTTAGATATTATCAACGACGCGAAGCGAAACCTAACTACGGGGCGAATCAATAATACGGGCTTTCTCAGATCTTCCGGACGCGTTGAAGTCAACAAAAACGATAGAAGCGTAGAAGTGGGCTTCTTCGGAACGGGAATAAATCAGGGATACGCGTATTACATTGAGAACGGACGACGCCCCGGAAAGTTCCCGCCTTTGTGGAATATCAGGGAATGGGCATATAAGAAGTTCAGGACGACAACGGGGACAAAGGTAATTAACGGCAGAACCTTTGAAAAGAGCGTAAAGAAGTATTCAAGGGGCGAAGAGTTAGACCGCGCCGTCTTCCTGATAGCCCGAAAGATAGCCCGCAAGGGAACCCAGGCGAAAAGGTTCTTTCAACCCGCAGTAGACAGGCGTCTATATGACCTAGAGCGCAACGTAAGGAACTTAATAAAGGATATTATCGGATAATGTACAAGACAGCACTAGCGAACACTTATAAAGCAATCAGAACGGCTTTAAAGGCGGCAAATCTACCTGTAGGGGAAACGGCGGGCTATCCGCGTGTAGAAATACATTCCTTGACAGAAGACACGCCAACGGACAAGGGCGACAAAGTCCGTAATATTTCCCTGATTGTGGAATCGATGCACGCCCACAGCTACGCCGGAGCCGTAGCGCTCAATAGCGCGGTTTGCGTGGCGCTTGTCGGACAGCATCCGGCAATAGAAGGGGGGAAAATCCTTTATATCGAATCCGCAGACCTGACGGAAGCAATCGAGAGCAACGAAGCGAACGGCGTACTTTACAGGCAAATCCAGAGACTAAATATAATTGTCGAATCTTAAAATTATTAAAAAATGGCTACAATAGGAAACGAAAACAAAGTTTATCTTTCGGACAACAACGCCTATACATGGCTTTCCGGAGAGCAGAACAACAGCGTAAGCAGAACAGCCCAGACCGTGGAGACTTCGGACAAGTCGAGCGAATGGAATACTTATATTTCCGGCGCCAAGTCTATGACCGTTTCTATCACAGTCTACACAGACAACACCAGCACAGCCGCACAGCATAAGCTCTTATCGGCTTTCTCTAACGGTACAGCGGTAAAGATCTTTGTAGGCCAGCTTTCAGGCTCTACCATTACAGAGGGCGACCTTATGGACGTTATTATTACTTCAATCAGCGACACAAACAACCGCGGAGAAGTGGCAAGCCGTTCTATCGAAATCCAGGTAACAGGCGCACCGACACACACACCGGCAACAGCATAACAACATAAATATTGATGATACAAAAATATAGTGTCATTGAGATAACGAAGGGGGGCGAGGTGGTAACACTTTATACCCCTTCTTTGTTTCAGGTAGCGAAGGAGCGCGAAATAGAAATCAAGCTCGGCACGGATCAGGAAAGCGTATTTTCCGCCTATCTTCTGATTATGTACCTGGCGGCGCTCAACGCGTGGGAAGTCGAGAGAATCGACAACCCTAGAATAAAGCCTTTTCCGTATACGTTCAAGGACTTTATATTGTGGCGCTCCGGCAATCCGGAAGCGTTCGCGAAGGAGTTCGAAACGGCCGTACTGGCTCTTACGGGCAAGAGCGTACAGGAGCTTATAAGGGAAGCCACAGCAAGCCCACAGGAAGAAAAAAAAAAGAAGACGCCCTTTTTCTGGTGGATTACTCAGAAATTGAAGCGTTCCTAATCGGGCAATGCGGGAAGACTCAGAGGGAAGCGGCGCTAACCACGTTCAGCGAGTACCGGGCATTGATGCAGGGCAAGGCGGAGCAGAACCGCACGGCGTGGGAGGTGGCGCGCTGGCGCATCTGGTGGGAGTTCCAGCTTTCGCCGAATATCAAGCCGGAGCACAAACCGCGAGAAATGACCGGTATTTGCGTATTTCCTTGGGAAGCGGACGAATATACGGAAAAGATGCAGAACGCCGCCAAAACGGCGGAAATCAGCGAAGAAACACAGAACGCGCTCCGGGCTTTGTTCGGGGCAAAAAAAGAATCTTAGAAAATGGGAAAAATTGGCGATCTATGGGTAAAGCTCGGACTTAAAAAGGACGAGTTCGACAAAGGGATGAAGGAAGCCGGCACACAGGCGGAAGGCTTCGGCGGAAAGATTAAGGGGCTAGTCAACACTACAAAGCTAGCATACGCCGCTATCGGCGCCGCTGTCCTGAAGGCTGCGGACTCATTCGCGCACACTTCGCAGAAGTTCGGCGACGCGTGGGACAACACAATGGCGGGAATGAAGGGAGCATGGAACAGCTTTCTAAATACTATAACGTCTTGGGATTGGGATAACTTCGGCCAGAAGATAGCCGACAGCTTCAACGCCGCGAAGGAGTCCGCAAAGGCTCACGACTTGGAAACGGAAGTAATGAACTCTATCAAGCTGAAGAAAGCGCAGATAGGCGAAGAGCTGGCGCTTCTGGAAATCGAGATGCGAGACACTTCCAAATCATACGAAGAGAGGGCGGCCGCCGCTCAAAAATATCTGGATAAGGTAAAACCACTATACGACCAGGAAATAGCGCTACGTAAAAAGATAATGCTTGCAGACGTAGACGAATACCTTACAAACGCGGGAATAACCGATATAAACCAGAGCAAGCGCGAAGCCGTACAGCGCTTTATTACTGACGTAGCCCCAAATACTGAGCTTTTCGATGCCCTGAAGGAATGGAACAATAAAGTAACGGGAAAGAAGTTCAAGCTCACACAGAGACAAACGGACATACTAAGAGATTTCTTCAGCACGGACGATTGGAACAAGGACGTAGCGGGCGCTCTGGCTGCATACTATGACAGCAGCAACGACAAGCGAACCAACAAAGTAATGGATTCGCTTCTGAAGGCTTACGACGCAAGGAAAGCCTACGACTCAGAGACGCGCAAGGTTCAGGGAATCGGGAACAACGCGAGCGGAAAAGTTACGGCTTCTTTATCAAAGGCTACGGAAGAATGGAGCGCCGAAATGTCGTATTTGCTCGGACATGCACAAGAGCAGATAGAGAACGGAATATTTGATATTGTCGAGCGCATCGACAACGCTATACCGGAAGTAAACGACAGCATGAAGCGCTTCGCCGAAGCAATGAACGAGCCGCTAATTGCCGGATTCAAGGAACAGCAAGAAAAGATAGAGGAAAACGCCGAAAAGATGCGCACACAGTTCGAGCGCATCCAGGAAGCCGGCGCGACGTTAAGCGACGGGCTGAAGCAGGGCGCAGTAAACGGGCTCGAAGTTCTAGCCGAAGCAATGGGAACGGGCAATATAGACGGCGCACAGGTGGCGCGCGCACTCATTGAACCGCTAGCGGACGGAGCAATTAAAGCCGGTCTTATCATTTCCGGCTTCTCTGATGCTGTCATAGCCTGGAAAAACTCGTTAAGCAATCCATACGCCGGAGTAATTGCGGGCGCCGCACTCGTGGCCGTGGGTGTCGCAGCTAAGGCGGGGCTCGCCGCTATCACTTCAGGCAAGGGCGCAAGCTCAGGCAACGGATACGCGACAACGGGCAACGCCTATATGTCAAACATCAATTACCAGAATGAATTGACGGTATACGTAAAGGGAACAATCAAGGGCTCGGATATTCTTCTTTCGGGCTCAGGTACACAAAACAAATGGAACCGCTAGAACATGGCAAACGATAACGAACTTATAACCGGACAGGAGACAGAAGCCGGAACCGGAACAATAGACCAGGAGAACGTAACACCGGGAACGACAGACACAGGAACGGACAGCGCGGACGCTCTGGGCACGGAGTACAAGCTCGCCTACTTCTTTATCAAGGAAAGGGGCGGGCATGTGCACCGCCTTAACATCTATAAGAAGAGCTTGCCGGAAACGCTCGTAATAGCTAAGTATTTGCCGTACGTTCAGGCGTGGAGCCTGGGCTACACCGGTAGCGAGGGCGTGCTTTCGCCTATCATAAAGACACAATGCAATATTACTTTAGTAGATGCTCCGGACAACGTGGAGACCGTGACAATAGACGGCGTTACATACCAATGCAAGACGGGCGACTACGAAGGATTCTATACGAGTGATTCGACCGCGTGGAAAGTGGTCATAACTGAAGACGGGCGCACCCGCTGGACGGGCTATATAACGCCGGATTCCTTCAGCGAGTCGCTGAGCTATCACTCTAGCGTATCAATCACGGCGCGCGACAATATCGGGCATTTGCAGGATATGGACTTCGATATAGCCGGCGACTCCTACAACATGGTAAAAGTGAAGGACATTATCGACGGCGCGCTTTCAAAAGTGGGGGCTATGTCTATGGATTGGAGCGTGACGCCGAACCTTTTTGGAAGGAACAACACCAACAGCGCCGAGGCCGTCGAGCTCCGCGTACCTTCTTCGGGCTTCAAGGATAAGAACCTTTTCGAGGCGCTCCGCGACGTTCTGGAAGGTCTGGGGCTTGTCATGCGCTGGAACGAAAACAACGCGTTTGTGTTGTCTGATATCGGAAGCCTTCCGGACTTGTTCGCCGGATCCTTCGCCGTTCCGGAAACTCCCGTACAGTTCGCCGGACGCTCAGGCATGCGCGAGCTAGACCCAGCATACAAGCGAGTTATAGAAAAGTTCAATTTCGAAACGGGCGATCTTCTGAATGCAGACCTAAGCGAAAGCGACTACCAGGACACAGCGACAAGCGCGACAATTAACGGCCAGAACGTTTCCGGATACCTTCCGAAAGCTTCGACGGGCTGGGCGCGCTATAGCTCTAATTTCATACTTCTGAATCCGTTCAAGTATAACAGAAACCCGTATTTTGGTACTCAAACGAAGATAGACAGTAATATATTCGTTCCTGTATTCAAAAGCTCGAACGCGCCGATTAACAGCTATTTGTATAAGGTTATGCCGATAACCTACGGAAACGCGACTCTGAAGCTTAAATACTCGTTTGATTCTTGCCTTTACTACGGCAACGATTCAACGGGATACATGAATACGGCAATAGGCGCCGTTTCCGGCTCCGTGTACGCCGTTTCTTATTGGGGCGCGTCCGTTACACTATCAAGCGGAGTAAAGCAGAGCTACAACGCTAAAAAGGGCGTTTGGCAAAGCTCGACAGTACAGAATACGGCAATAATACAGGCGGGCGAGGTCAGCGGCGAAGGAAGTACTAGCAATATCAGCGTAGAATGCAATATACCGATACCGTCCGGAGCCACTCGTATAGAGTTCAGAATATACCCTACTACGGTAGACGGCATACCGTCCACTCTAACGTTCTTTCCTGATAACGTGAACTTGTCCGGGATGCTGGACGCCGGCAAGGTGTACGCCTGTATCTCTGATTATGCCGTAGAGGTGGCCAATATAGGCGACTATGACTATAACAAAGTGACTACCATATACGACGACAGAAACAACGTTACGTACAACCGTGAGCCGAAATACGGACAGGTTCCGCAGCTTAGCACCCCTAACGCGATAAAGAACGGATTCTACATTGCTACGGATTCGGCGGGCATCTATCCGGCGGCGGTTAATTGGCGCTATCTTACCGGATATAATACCGGCATGCAGGATTTGGCCGTATGGGTGCATCAGCAGATTTTGACGCAATTTTACAAGCCTATGGATATTTTGACGGGTACCCTGATTGTATCAGATGCGCGCCTTACTTCCGTTTTCACCTGGAAGAATAAGAAGTATTTGCTCACTAGCGGAGAAATTAACCTACTCGACGGCATGATAGAAGGCGCCCACTTGCGCGAGGTGCACAGCTTCGCCGAGGTGTTCGACCCTGTCGAGGATTCCAGAAGCGGTGGCGGTTCGGTGGATCCTGAAGAGCTCACGCTTTCGACTACCAGCGTAACAGTAAACGGCAAGGTTTCCGGCATGGCTCGCGTAACCGTCACGGCTTCGAGCTCTACAGCCTGGAGCGTTACGGCGCCGGACGATTGGATAACGGTAACACCTACGAGCGGGACGGGTTCCGGAAATATCCGCATAGACGTTTCAGAAGTCGGCGAAGGTGTGACACGTACAAGCCGAACGGGTTACGTTTATGTAAATAACCAGGTAATAACCGTTACCCAGAAATGGACGCTTTCGAGCGGTGGCACGGACTCAGGAAGCGACAGCGGAAGCGGTAGCACCGGAAGCGGTGGAGCCGTTCCGGGCGAAGGACTACCGGAAGAATAGCAAGTGCAAAAAGTAACGCCCTTTACCTATAAGGTAGGGGGCTTTCTTTATTTAGTTTTGCAGTAGTTAAAAACTAGTTTTTATGAGCGTAACAATACCAAAGAAAAGACAGGGTAACGACATAGTAATGAACGTTACTTTGAAAGATTCGGGCGTGGCTGTAGACTGGGCAACCGTCGATATTAAACAGCTCGTTATTCTTTCCGAATCCCAAGATATGGCCTTTGCCGGCCGATGCTCTTACGAGGTGACCACAGACCCGCAAGTTTTGCGCGTAGTCTACGGCGGAAGGGATCAGCTATTTACCGGCATTCATAGGCTCGTCTTACAATGCGAGTTAGAAGACAACCTTAACACCTACGACGTGCGCGCCTTCGAGCTCGTGGAGTACACAGCCCAGACAGGAAGCACAACACTAAACGATAACGCCGTAAGCGTAGGGCTGGAAGTTCAGGGCGTTTCAAGTTCTATTATTGAAAGCATCTTGAAACTCTGTCAGGAAGCGACAGCGGAAGCCGTGGAAGCAGCGGAAAGCGCAAACTCCGCCGCTAGTGCTGCAAGCGACGCCGCCGCCGATGCCGACACCGCAACAGCCAACGCCAACGCCGCCGCCACTCTGGCAAACCAGAAGGCGAGCTTGGCAAACACAAAAGCAAACCTAGCAGACCAGAAAGCAACACTAGCAAATGAGAAAGCAGAATTAGCAAATACAAAAGCAACATACGCAAACACTCAAGGAGACTACGCAAAGGAGCAAGGACAATACGCAAACACGGCTGCCGAGAATGCCGATACTGCGAGAGCCTATGCCGAAAATGCTGCTACCGATGCAAACAATGCTGC